ATGGTTGCCTTCGCTCTCGTTCTCGCCTACACGCTTCTGATGCTGGTTCTGGCCAGCGCCGTGCGTGGAGTTCTCGGAGCGTTCATGGCCATAGTGACCGTTGCCGCTGGTTCCGCGTTGATGGTGTTGTTGGCTTGGAACAAGTAGGTCTCGTCCTCTTACTCGCCTTGCTGGCGAGCAGCGGCAATTTCCTCGCTCCGGTCAGTGTTGTGACCGATGCCCGCGAATACATGCCGGGCGACATCGTAACAATCTACGTAACCCTACCGGTCTGCCCCTGCGCGAACACGAGTTTATGGATCTACGTGGATACCCCGAACCTAACAAACCTCGTCTTCACACCAGTTTGGAATCCGAACCGCACTGAGGTTCTGCTTTTCCAGCTACCGGAAGATGCGCCTTACGGGAACTGGACGGTCACGGCCACGTTGGAGCACGACTATGGGCAGACATGGTTTATGGTTGTGTCTTGGATCTACCCGATCCCAGAGTTTCCGAGCCTCAGTATCCTCGAGTTCGTGATCGTCCTCGTGATCTCGCTTCTAGTTCTGCGGAAGCGAGGGTTATGCCTGTAGAAATGTGGGCAAATCGCTAGGTTGTCAGCCTTCATTGCCATCACGTCTCTGTTTTGTTCGCTATATTGGCGGAAAGCAGGGGTTGGTGTCGCGGCTACTTCCTTTGTTCCCTGAGCATTCCGCGTACGTGGAAGTGTTCGGGGGCGCCGCTTCACTCCTACTGAACAAACCGCCTAGCAGGTTAGAGGTCTACAACGATCTTGACGGTGAACTTGTCAACCTGTTCGAGGTTATTCGAGACGATGTGGACGCCTTCCTGAAACATGCCTACTTCTTGTTGTACAGTCGTGAACTGTACCAAAGCTGGCAACGCGAACTCAAGAGAGGCGTGGTCCCTGAGGATCGAGTTGAACGCGCGCTGCGTTACTGGTACCTTATCATGTGCAGTTTTGGGGCTCATCCCTACAAGGGCTGGGGTTTCAACAAGCATACGAGGAAGAGTTTGCCGATGTTGATGCAGGACGCTCTAGGGCGCCTGCGACTCGTCCACGAACGCCTTAAGGCCGTTCAAATCGACCATCTAGACTTTCGCAAATGCATTGAACGCTACGATGATCCGGATACGTTCCTGTTCCTTGATCCACCCTACCTTAACACCACAGCCTATCGAATTGGTAAATTCACGCTCGAAGATCACAGGGCGCTAGCAGAGCTCCTGTGCTCAGTGAAAGGGAAGTGGCTGATGACGATCGGCAATAGACTTGAAGTACGACGATTGTACGCTAGGCTGCCTTCTAGGTCGATCAGTTCTCCTACATCCATAGAGAAAGTGACAGGCGGCAAACGGACCCACTTCGCGAACCTGATAATCCACAACTACACACCGCCGGAAACCCCGCTCTTGGTGGCCACAGCATCGGAACCGACCCTGCTTGATGTGTTCGGCGATGCCTTCGAAGGGTAATCCGCGGATCGTGATTCGCCTCCAGGCGATCTGGAAGAAGGCGCTGCAGACGTATGCTGCCGCCAAGGGCTTGACGCTTGCTGCGTTAATCAGAATGATTCTCATGGATTGGATTCGCGAGAGGGTGGCTTCCACCCAGAACAGGGTGGCTGCCAATCTGCACCACCTTGACATGTTAATTCGCACCTTGGAGACACAGGCCTACGCTTTCGGCATGAAGCACGGCCCCGATGTCACTAGGACTGCAACTGAGGCCGAGAAGGATATTGACACGCAGAAAGAGCGCCTCGCATTGTACGATGTTGCCATGTCAATCATGAAGGACGCACTCAAACTCAGTGAGAGCGAGGAGGCGGCTGCGAATAGCCGCGCCCGCATGGAGGCGTTGCGGCTTGCGAACGCCGCCAATCGAACTGCGCAAGCCATCCTGATCGGGTACGATCGCCGCGACATTGAACGTCTCCTCGCCGAGGTGAAGCAAACGAATGAGTCTCTCAGAAGGGAGATTGCAGCAATCTCAGAGGGAACAGGAAGATCTTGAGCGTGATCTCCAAGACCTGAAGCGAAGGAAACAAGGGGACCAAGGCGTTCTGACTTGGGCTAGGCTGAAGGAGATTGCTGAGGAAGGTCCGATTGCTTTCTGTCAGAAAGCTCTTGGATTCGAACCGACTCAGTATCAAATCCGGTTCCTTACTGAAGCTCAACGTAAACAATTCATTGTGCTTGTCTGGTGTAGGCAGAGCGGGAAATCCTTCATTGTGGCGGCCTTTCTCTTCTGGGAGGCCGTCAAATATGATGGTTGGCAGACCGCCATCGTTGGTCCGTCATTTCGGCAAAGCAAACTCGTGATTCGCAAGATCACTTCTTTCCTGCAGAAAATGCCGAAGAGTTTCTTGGTCGGTCGAAAACCGCTGAGAACCAAGATCGCTCTCATTAATGGGTCAATTCTTGAAGCCTATCCATGCAACCCAGACACGATTCGTGGACCAACGCTGAACCGCATATTTGCTGATGAGTTCAACTTTGTCCGCGACGACGAGGAACTATATGACGCTATCCTGTTTACTCTCGGAACAACGAACGGCGGTCTAATCGCCACTTCGACGCCGTGGGCTCGTGACCATGTCTTTTACAAGATGTGTAACGATCCGGACTTTTCTGATTATGAGCGCCTTCGTGTTAGGTGGGATGAGGCGGAAGATCCGAAGGGTCCTCTCAAGAAGAACATTCTCGCTAAGATCAGACGACAACTTGCAGCGGACCCTTGGCGTTGGCGGCGGGAAATGGAAGCCGAATGGGCTGAGGACGAGGACTGTTGGCTTCCCACCTCTCTGATAACGACCTGTACTGATGCCGAGCTTGAGATTCGAGAACTAGATCGGATGCATAGTTTCTGGGCGGTAGATCTTGGCCCAACTCCAACATGATTTTTTCGTGGGCGTAGACCTGGGCAAGAAACAGGACTATACGTGGCTAGGTGTCGTACGCCAAGACCCTGATGTGCTGCGTCTTTGTGCCCTGAAAGGTTTCCCTCTGGGGACTGAGTACACAGGCGTCATTGGCTATCTGAAGATTCTCTCGGAACGATTACAGACGGTGCATCGCTTTCTGATTGACCAGACGGGTGTCGGCGAAGCGTTTCTCGATGAAGCGAAGAAATCAGTTCCGAACATTGAAGGCGTTGTGCTAACGGTTCCGGTGAAGCAGGACATTCTTGGTCATCTGAAGATGCAGATGCAGCAGAAGCGTGTGCTCATTCCCTATCAACTCGAATTGGCCAACGAATTGAACGTTGAACGTTTCGAGTTAACCAAATCCGGTCAAATTCAGTTCTCGCATCCAGCAGGCACGCACGACGACCGATTATGGGCTGTAGCTCTCGCAGTTTACGCGAGCAAATCTGCGCCAACTGGGACTCTTTTGCGAGTAAAACGAACTGCATGATTCAGTTGGTGAGAGCTCGTGGGGTTCTTTGGTAGGTTAGGTAGAAGACTGCTCATCATTCGCGAAGCTGCAGGCTTGATGCTGCCGATTGCTAGAGCGTCTGGAGAGATTGCCCCAATCAGTCTGACCGTCTATCGTGATGCGTACATCAAGGACCCCTCAATTTCAGCCGCAGTCGATTACCTAGCAGAGCAGGCAGTTGGTGTTGGTTTCTTCGTTACATCTTCGAACCCGGACGTAAAGAAACTCGTCGAGGAGTTCAACGCCGAACAGGGCATGGATCAGCTTCTAATGCAGAATGCGAAGGAATGCGTATTCGGCGGCAACAGTTTTCTTGAGAAGGTCAGGGACAACGAAAAGCTAGCTGGTTTGAAACTTCTTCCGCTGACCAGCATTCGAAAGATCAAGAGAGATCCAACATCGGGGAGAGTCTTGTGGTATGAACAGAGTATCGGTGGCAGCAAGATACCTCTTGAGGCCGCGAACATTGTTCACTTCCGATTCAATCCGCAAGACGGGGAAGCTTTTGGTTCCCCAGTCATTCGCAGTCTGTTGGAGAGCTATCCGGTTGATGATCGTTACACACGTGAAAGTCTCCTGAAGATCAAGGCTAAAATGGAAACCATAATGCCGAAGATCTTTGAGCGATATGCGTCTCCGAAGAGCGTTTGGGTTTTCACCGGTGCCAGCGACAATAAGCTGAACGAGTACAAGACCGCGATTGAGCAGACACCGCAGAACGAGGACCTAGTATTCAATCCGAGCGGAAGTACGTCGTTCGACATCAAGACCCTGGCCATCGACCCAAGAGCCCGTTTCGAGGGCTTCGTAAACTACATTGAGAGCCAGACCGTTGCCGGCATGCAAACACCCGTCGTCAAATTGTATACGGCGCCCGGCTTCACTGAGGCAAGCGCCACTGTTGCCAAGGAGATTAGCGAGCGCAAGATAGAGTTTCTGCGTCGTTTCTTCAAGCGCGTGGTGGAACGGGAAATCTACGCTGACCTGCTAGAGAGCAACGGTTTCGACCCAATCAAAGACCGGGTTGTGTTCAATTGGGGTGTCGAGAAACCTGAGCTCAGTTTTGAGAACATAATTGCTCTCGCCCAAGTGAGCGCTCAAACTGGCGTCGAGTATCTCTCCAAGGATGAAGTTCGACGCATGTTACGTAAGTTCGGGTTCGAGGTTGAGGAATCACAGTCAACGGAAGTAAGTGGTGAACAACCTAAGGGGGCTAAGCCGAATGAGCAACCAGCAGCAACAAACTAAGGAGTTGAAGGAGAGTTTTCAGTGGGCGCCGGAGGAGTATATCCGGTTCCTTCGCCAAACCGAGGCGGGTTCAATCTACCGAGTCCGCGCCATACACGTGAGCAAAACTCGGAATCAAGTTGAGTTCACGGAGGATGAACTCCGCGTCGCCGCTAGGAGCCTTGGTTACCGTCCAATTGACCTGAATCATGTGCCGCCTAACTTGCCGTTTCCTGAGAACCGGGTTATCGATGCTGAGTTCGAGGATGCACGTGTTGAGGCCCTGATTTCGATTCGTGAACCTTCCGTTATGGTTTTGATCGAAGCCAAGAAGATCGTTGCGGTTAGCATTGAGGCTCAATATCGTTGGGCTGATGTGGTCTGCGATCAAAACGAATGTTGGTGGCAGCCACAAGGCGTGATCTTCACTGGTCTAGCGCTACTAACTCCAGGCGTGGAACCGGGAGATCCCTTGGCCAGCATCGTCATGAAGAAGATTGCAGGTCTCCACACGGAACCTGTGAAAGTGGAGTCGAGAGTTGGCGGGACAGCTAGACTCTCGCTTGAAACGAGCTTGAAACCGGCATCATCCGTTACGGGTATGCCTTCACGTGAAGACGATACCACACCAATAGGAGGAGGTGTCTCAATGGAAAAGAAAGAGGCTACACCTCCACCCGAACCGAAAAAAGCCAAGGACACCGCGGCGGCGACACAACCTGCTACACCTGTCCCGGCCGTGCAGGAATCAAAGACAACTCCGGAACCTGACAAAACCAGAGAAGCTGCCCCACCTCTCTCGAAGGAGACGGGTGCGGAAAGCGACGGTAAACCTCACGGTGCCCAAGAATGCGCGAAAGCCATTCTATCTGAGGTCCAGAAGCTCGGCGACAGGATTGGTTCACTTGAGAGCCAGGTAAAGCTGCTGAATGAGCAGCGCCGGAAAGGGTCTCGAGGAACCTAAGGCTGAAGCTGAGAAGAAGGAAGCATCCTCTGTTGAAGCACGACTTCTTGAAGCTGCGGTGAAGCATCAGCTCGGATACGACAAAGCACCTGAAGATCAGGGATGGAACTGGCCTACCGCGGATGGACGTCTGCGGAGTTGGGCTGGTGGACCCGATAAGCAGCACATGGATTGGTCCAAGTACCGTGAGGGGTTTGCTTGGTACGATCCAAACAATGCTGAGACCTTTGATGGCTACAAGCTACCACACCACGACATAAGCCATGATGGGCACTTGGTTGTTGTTCTTCGCGGAGTCATGTCTGCGGGCGCAGCGATTCAAGGTAGTCGTGGTGGCGTCGATATTCCTGAGGCCGATGTTGATGCTGTGAAAGCTCACTTGGCGAAGCACTATCGAGAGTTCGATAGGACCCCGCCCTGGGAGCAGCAGAAAGCTTCGGAACCGGTTCAGGTAAAGGAGCCTCAAGGAAATTTGGAGGTGGATAAGAAAATGCCAGAGAACACTATTGAAGGGAAGGTTGAAGCACCAGTCGAGAAACCAACCATTGCGGAAAGCAAGGGCAAAGGTCTCGTGGCTGCTGAAGCGGTTTCCACGATGGAAGTGGATCAGCGCCGGGTCCTTCGCGAGAGCGTTGTAAGACGCCTCAAAGGAGGATCCCTCAAAGAACAGTGGGAAGCACCAATAGGGCTCGCACCCGCACCTGCAAGCCGCCTGAGAAACTTCGTTATTGTCAGCGAGGTGATGGCAGGGAAGGCAGGGGATACGGTCACCGTGCCCTACGTCAAGGACTTTGACATGGACATTCTGGAAGAAGTAGGCCACGCATTGACACCCAAGACCGGGTTGACCGGAACCGTTACCACAGACCTGAAGGAAGCTGCAGCCACCACCGATGTCTCGTACGCGGACGTAGACAAGATGACGGAAGATGTCATGGCGCAACTAGAAGCCAAGTTTGAGCAAGCCAGCTACAGGGCTGAGGACAAGGATTTGCTGGATCTGTTGATTGCCGACGCAGATGTACCTGAGGTCGATCACAGCAGCGACACAACGGCCGACTTCAAGGCCAGCTACATTGCAGAAGCCTTAGGCAAGCTGATGGGCGAAGGAAAGGAGGTCAACTTTGGCGACGCAGTTGTGGTGATCAACGCAGCCATGTACGAGAAACTACTAGAAGACATAGCAGGCTCGACAGCTCTAGCGTTCGCACGACCCGACGCAATCCGCGACGGACAGATCAGGCAACTAATGGGTGTCAACATATCGACCGCTAACTACTTGCCTACCACTGGAACCACTACCAAGAAGTACAGCGCATACTTGATTCACAAGAACGCCTTGGTTCTCGCGCCGAAGCGGGAGCTTTTGATCGAGACAGAGCGGAACACCAGAGACCGGCAAGTCAAATTGACGGGCTCACACACTTTCGGGGATAAGATACTCGACGACAAGGCGGCTGTTGAGATCAAGACAGCCTTCGTAGCGCCATAGATCGACTGATCTCCCTTCTTTCCTGAATTTCTTAGATTCCGATTTTCTTACGGAAATTTCTCTCTCGACATTGGCAGATGCTTTGTTATGCCATACACTACTCCAGCCGAGGTTCGGAAACGGGCGCTCATCAAATGGGATAGTTTAAACTATGATCAAGGAGCGCCGTTCGCTGATGAGGCTGCCCTAGACTCCTGGCTTTCGGATACGATCATTCCGCAAGTTGAGAAGATCATCAACGACTTTTGTTTCCGCGTGGATTTCGGCCAGCACACGGGCGAAGTTGAGGTTTCCAACGGTGACGGGTTCCGTTCCTTCATCATGGCTAGGCAGAGACCCATCATAGCGGTCAGCAAGCTCGAGTTCAAGAAGGGTGATGGGACCTGGGATCTGAAATCAGCGAGTGATTACTACGTCAAGGGAAATCAAATTCTCTATCGAACAGTGATTCCGCGAGGTTTCCAGAACATACGCGTAACGTACGATTGGGGGTTCTCCACAATTCCTGCCGAAGTTACTTACTGTGCTGCTGAGATGGTCGCGCGGTTCCTGCAGAAACGCGTCGTCAACAAGATGGGACCGTTGGTTCGTGTCGGCGATTACCGGGTGGAACTCGCTAACCCTGATGTGTTCACTTCTGATCTGAAACTGATTCTCATAGAATACGAAGTGGACGCAATGTCAATCCAGTAGTCCTGTAATCGAGTAGGAGAGGTGCAACATGAGACCGTTGTTGGGTCAGCTGATCTGCTTTCTGAAACACCAGCACGATTTCATCTTTGCCTCAAGCTGCTTGTTCTTCTCAGATGGAGCTGTTGGGTGCATCAACATGTACCTTTGCTTGCGTTGCGGGAAACATGAGAGGACACAGACTTGATTGCGTCGACCACTCCTAGGCAGGACGTGCAAGCTGCCTTCAAGACACTACTGGACAGTGCGGGGCTTGGTGTGAAGGTTTACGAGCGTCATCCCAACGAGGGTGTTGAATCTCGAAGTGTCGTTCTCACGATCTTTGGTGGGCCGAGCAGTAAACCCGCAATCGGTTTGACTATCGGTCATAACATGCGTGGAGTCAAGGAGAACTACAGGCTCCAAGTCGACTGCTATCACAATAATCCAACGAACGCCGAACAGCTAGCGGACATCGTCGTGCAAACCATCATGGACCATCGTGATGTTCTGAAAACTCGCTACGGCATTGAAGATTTGAAGAAAGTTCTGGATATCCCCGCCCCACCTGAGGATCCTATGCTTAGAGAGTTCAGAATCATACTGGATTTCACCTTCAACATTCACAGAGCGGTGACTTAGTTTGGGTTGGGATGTCGAAATACTGGTTGACCAGATCACGCCGCGACTGACAACCTTCACGGCTCGGATGAAACAGAAGGTTGCTGAGAAGATGGACGCTGTGGGTCAAGATATGGAAGATCTCGGCAAGGACCTTGCGCCCGTTCGGACGGGCGATCTGAGGGACAGCATCAAGCATGAGGTCGACCCTGGGAGCCTGTCTTTGACTTTTGGCAATGCCGTTCTCTATGGCGGTTTCGTGGAGTTCGGTACCTCGCGCATGGCGGCGCGGTCCCACATTCGACCCGCCCTTGAAGCGAACCAGCAGAAGCTGCTGGACGCGATCGTGGAAGGCGTGTTAGCCGCCGCGGATTAACTGACTTTCTTTCTTGGTCATGCCTCGACTGGACGCAAGTCCAGCGGGCTTTGACAAAATTGCGTAGGAGGAGTTGGAAAATATGGTAGCAAGAACAGCGACCACCACATCAACGAAACAGACCGTTGTCACACCAGCCGTCGAGAAGAAGTACGTTGTCTTCGAAGCCACAGTCAGCACCGACAACACGATCCCGATTGACAACCTGTCCACGATCAGCGGAGTTGCATTGCTGAAGAAGTCGGACGGTTCCACAGTCACATGCACGGTTGCCACCAACATCATCACCGTGACTCAAGCATCGCTCACCGACGTGCCCGTACTGGGCATCGCCTACGGAGCCTAGGAGGACTCAATAACACATGACATCAAGAGCATTCTCTGCCGACGAGTACGAAATCCGATTAGCCGCAACTGAAGCTGACCTAGATTCCGCGGTGGCTCTCGACCATTGGGATAAGGTTGAGATCACCGTAGATCAAGGTCCGAAGAAGATACCGTACGGGATTCGCTCTCGCCTTCAAGAAGTCCACGAAACCCTGCTTGACTATTCAGGGTCGGCGAACGGGCACTACACGACAGGAGCTGTTGCTGGTTCATCTGATGTTCTGACTGCCTTCGGCATGTACGAGCAAGATGATGTGACGCGATTGTACCTGCGACTCACGAATAAGACGTCCGGCGAGAAGGTGACGTTGAAGAAGATTCTCGCTAAACCCAAGTTCACCATCGAATCGCCTGAAGGGTTCGCGGTGTGGTCGGTTGACTTCGATTTTGAGGACGTAAGCAAGACCTAGAAAGTTCCCTGACCGGTTTTCTCTTCCGGTTCCTTTCCGAGTTTCCGAGATTTCGTTTAAGAGTGGAGAGCTAGTTTTCTCTTGTCTAAGATAGAAAGCAGCCTGCTGAACAGGCTACGTGACCGCGATCTATTCATCTCATACGGCCTAGTAGCATCTCTGCGCCCAGATGACATCGAGAAGGTACGCGCCTGGCTGGAAAGCAATGGCGTCAAAATAGTTTTCCAGACCACGTCGACCGGTCCTCTCTTTCTGCTACGTGAGTACCAAGTGCGTCGGGCGCTTCAAGGGGATACCTCGCTGATTCGGGAGGTGTACGAGCGCAAGCAGAAGATGCCTCTCGAGCGAGGTTTACCAAAGAAAGCAAAGGAGAGTGGAGAAAAGAATGAGTGAAGAAGAAAGAAACGTAACTATACGTGAGATTCGAGTGGAGAACCGGAAACGCGCAGAACTCATCATGAAGGGTACTCGATACCATGAACCAGTGGAGGTCAAGGGCATTGACAAGCAGACACATACTTTCGACGTATTCCCCATGAGCGACGGGGACCTAGCTGAACTGCTGGATTCCACAGGCGTAGATCTCAGAGACATTGGCGACAAGGAGAAGCTAGCGAAGAATCTGAAATTCATGCAGAAGGGTGCGGCCCTTGCAACTGGTGTTCCAGACATCTCTAGGGTTCTGTGGCCTCTCGAGTCACTGAAACTGATCATGAAATCATTCGAACTCAATGAGTTGACCGGCACCCCAAAACCAGCTTGACCAGTTTCGCCGCCAGTTCGATTTACTCGGTACCTCTCGAGGTTCTTGTGACCGGATTTAGTTACAAGCTCGCGGATCAACTCCAAGACTTGACGCCACTGCAGAAGAACTGGTTGCTGAAGATTTGGAGCAAGCAGCATCCTAGAACGCGGAGGTGAGGCGCATGATTCGAGAGCTACTCTCTCGTCGCACATCAGAGACTGTTGATTGCGTCCCGGAGAATTTGTTCGTCAAACTTTCTAGCTATGGCTTGAAATCTTTCGTCTCTCCGAACAGTCTCGAACAGTTCAGTTAACGCCCAGGCTTTGTTCTCCCATTGGCGTTGGAACTCAGCGAGAAGCAGCGTCGAACCTCGAATTGCGGCATCAATATCGTCCATCGGTTCTCAGGTTATGTTGTTTTGTTTTGGTAATTAAGGTGAGATGGTTTGTCTGAACGCAGCCTAGGCTCCGTAGTTGTAGCCATCAAGGCTGTTGATGAAGCCTCGGGCGTAATGGACAAAATTCGTGCCAGCGTAGGTGTCCTAGGGTCCTCTCTAGGCCAGCTTGGTGGAGGCTTCGCAGCTGTTGGTAACGTGCTCACTGGTTTTGCGGCTGGAGGTGTTGCCGGCGCCGCTATGGCAGGCATTGGTCAGGTGGTTCAAGGGTTACAGGCCTCGGTTGCTGCCGCGGCGGAGAGTCAGCAGGCCTGGACCGATCTTCAAGCTTCACTGAAACTGACCGGGCCGGAATGGGATACCGCTAGGACTGCAATCGACAGTTTTGCATCGTCTCTGCAGAAGTCAACGGTTTACGAGGATGAGGCCATTGTCGGCGCGGTCCAGAAGCTTTCGACCTTTGGCATGAGTTACCAGCAAGCTATGGACGCCGTCAAAGTCTCCGTGGATCTGGCTGCGGCAAAGCACATGGACCTAGAGTCCGCGGTCAATCTTGTCGGCAAAGCGTTCATGGGCAATACGGCGGCGTTCACGAGATATGGTGTCGATATAACCACTGCTAAAGATGCGTCCAGCGCAGCCAAGGACGCGATTGGAAGTCTCGCTGATGCGTTGAATGCAATGGGTCCGGATCTGGGTGTTGTCAGTGAGTATTTGACCAGCGCTGGCGTCGCTATCACCAACAGTGAGGGCAACTTCCGTTCGTTCAAAGATGTCGCCACCGATTTGGTTGGAGCCCTGCAGGAAGGCAAGATTTCAGCGGAAGACTTCGCCTCCGTCCAGTCGCTGCTTGGAACCAACATCGACGCCGCCAAGCTGAAGGCGTCGGATTTCACAGGGATCCTCTCGCAACTGAACGATCAGTTCGGTGGCCAGGCGACAGCGCAGGCTCAGACCTACGCCGGCGCGCAGGAACGTCTCAAGAACGCTGTGAGCGATGTCAGTGAAAAAATCGGTATGGTGCTTCTGCCCGTTCTAGCCTCGGTAACAGAGGGTATGATTCCGGTTGTTGATGCGTTTGGCAAAGGCGTGGATGCGGTGTCTGCCTGGCTTGGTGAGATTGCCAAGACGCCTGAAGGTCAAGCCGCTATTCAGGCATTGAACGACGCTTTTGCAGGTCTCACTAATTTGTTCGCTAAGTTCGCAGCGGACGTTGGCGCCACCTTCGGCCCAGCCCTCTCGGAACTGTGGGATGCCCTGAAGGAATTAGGCACCGCGCTCTCACCTCTCGTTGAGGCATTCGGAGAATTGTTCTCCGCCTTCGGAGCCGGAACAGGTGAAGGTAGCGGACTGAAGGATGTTCTCCAGCTGATAGTCATGCCGATCAGAGCTCTCGCTGAGGTCATCAAACTCGTTGCACCAGGAATCCGGGAGATGGCGGACGCATTCAAAGCGGCGGCTGACTTCATCGCGCCCATCATCGAAACCATCAGGAATGCCGTAACCGGATTCATAGACGCGATGAAAGCCGCGTTTCAAGGCTTCTACACGTTCCTAATCGGCGGAAGTCTGTGGACGGATCTTTGGAATGGAATGGTTAGCATTGTTCAAAGTACGGGTGAACTGATTGGCACGGTCATCAGTGGTTTGTTCACCGTGTGGTCAGGGCTTTTCACGGTCGGCCTCGGCCTCCTGCAGATGACAATCACAACAGGGTTTCAACTGGTCATGACGATGCTTCAAGGCGTCGTGCAAACTGGAACGGCTGCTCTCATGGCAATCTTCCAGCCCTTCTTGGACTTGATCTCGAGCGGAGCGAAATCATGGAACGATCTTAGCGTGAGTGTCAACACAAATGTGGGATTGATGAAAGGCCAGTTGAAAGGTTTCTTTGATTGGCTGACTCCCTTCTGGGAGTCTTCAACCGCAGCTTTCCTCGGCACGGCTACGATTTGGCTTGAGACATTGAACGGTCAGATGCGAACTAGACTGAATGATATGCACAGCGTCTGGAGTTCAACGCTTAGCAGCATGGCAGGCGACGCAGCGAGCTACTTCAATTCAATCGTCGCGCAGATTAGCGCAGCCGTGGACCGAATTATCGCTAAACTCAGCGCCGCGAGAGCCCAAGTCTCCAGTCACTCCATCTGGCCGGATATGCTGAACGAGATGCTCACGCAAACAGAGGACTACATGGGACAGATCGAAGGCGCATTCGCTGAAGGGCTTCAAGGCGGCATCGTTCCAACCATAGCGGCGACAGGTCAGCAGGCGCCAAGTGCAGGATTCGAAGAAAAGACCCCACTCACGCCAGTAACAACCACGCATGACATCACATTGCCCATTCAAATCATCTTGGATGGTGAGGTTCTCTACACTATGATTGAGAAACGGCAAGTGCAAACGATCATGCAGGCGGCAAGGAGCAAACGCGGATGACCGGCACCATCAGTTTGACAACGACCGGCTTAATCCTGGCGGAGACCTGGGAGACAAGTCTCGCCGCATGGACTTCGAGCCGGGTCGGATCAACGACAGCGCAAGCCATCCTCTCCAGTGAGGCGGCACATTCCGGTAGCAAGTCAGTTGACTTCCAAACCGGCGCCGACTGGCCTAACGCCGCATATCTGAAGCTCACACAATCCGTTGATTTGAAAACGGGTGCCAATCGGAAAGTTCGATTTTTCCGCGGTCTCTACAACGTCAAGGGAGGAATGTTTGATGATTTTCTCGGCTCCTACCTGAATCAATTTGGAAGTCGTTGGCAGGGTTCAGTTGGAGGCGTAGCGAACAGTGAAGCAAAACTTGGTGACTCAGCGAGTTCATATGACATTGCAACCAGTCTGCAATGGAATGCCGCTGAAGGTAACGTTATGCTTCTCGCTGCAAGACTCAGAGTTGGCGCCAACGGCAAAAATCACATATTTCCCAACAGTAATGGTTTAGGACAATGTGGCGGTCCTAGAATTGAGTGGGGTGAGCCCTACAATGGCGATTACAACAATCACTTCGTAGATGCATCGAATAATCTTCTTGGAACCCTCGCCTATCCGAACACAGCATATCACCTCTACGAGTATTATTGGTATCACGCCGCCTTGCCCAGTGCGGTAATTGCAGCCAATCGTGATGGTGTCAGCCTCGGCAGTGGGACCGGATGGTCGGGGCTTCCAGGTGCTGGGTATGCTGAGTTTGCGGCCGACTCGTGGGGCAAGACTGACTTCTACATCGACTGGCTAGCTGTCAGCACGGGGAGCGCGTACAAGTGTAGTCTGATATTGGGCTCGCAGACCATGTTCGACATCGACCCTGCCTCTGACTATCTAGCAACCGGACCACAGTTCAAAGATCAGACGGGTGGTTGGGTAGCTGTCACACCGACTGGAACGCAAACTATTGAGATTAAGGTGCGGAATGCCTGCGGATACAAGCAAGATTTACCCGTCCACATGTTCTTCGATGATCTCGCCATCATGCTTGACACAAATATGACCTTCAAAGGTCTCCTTGGCGGTCAGAAGGTGGAACTCTACGATTCTGGTGGCGTCCTCAGGAAATATGACACCTGCCCTGGGACCGGGATTGATGTTGTGTTCACCGGTATCGATCTTCTGATCACAACTGCCTACGGTTTTCAGAGCTACATCAAAGTCTATGACACGGATGGAACGACTCTGCTCTACACAAGCCCGACCACTTCGCGTTGGGGGGGTGATGTCTACACTTGGCTGCCGAACGAATCGGCGATGGATATCAGGACCACGTACACGAGGATCTACAAGGCTGGTTCAGGCAAGACACCTACCAGTTGCCTCGTGACTGTTACTCTCAAAGACAAGGAGACCACTGCACTCCTCGCCGACAAGGCGATCACGTGGGTGGCCACCCTTGGAACAGTTGACCCCTCAAGCAATTCAACGGATGAAAACGGCGAAGCCTCGACCACATTCACGGCCGGGACGAATCCGGGTCCTGCAGCCGTTCAAGCCGCGTTCGCCGGCGATGCCACGTACGGTTCGTGTTCCATCATTCAACGCATTGATATCTACGAGACTGAGCCGGTGCCGGATGCCACCAAGGACTTTCAGGTATTCATTGAGGGTCAAGATGTCCCCTTCATGGTGCCAGGGAACTACAAGTTGTCCATGGATTTTGCGCCGCAATCCTTCTCGGTCGCCGTGCCCTTTGATCCCGACGACCCTGTCGCGGTTGGTGGTTGGTGGCTGATTGAGTTCTACCGATGGGGCGTTCGAGAGTTCGTGGGCAGAATTTTGACGGCTGAATACAAAGGTGGCACTAGTCCTCAATTAATCATCACCGGCGTGGATGATACGATTACGGTTCAGCGGCGAGTCGCCAACAAGGGATACACGGATGAACCGAAGAACATCATCGCAGATCTGCTCTCGCGTTATCCGTGCGGTATCAGCGCTGGCACTCTATCAACCTTCGGAGGCAACATCAATCTCACAGCCACCTACGAGAATCTCTACGATGCACTCCTGCAGATCGCGAAGGACACCGGTTGGAAGTTCAGGCGCAACTCATCAAATGACACCATTGATTTCGCATCTGATTTCGGTCAAGATTTGAGTGCGACGATCGTGGTTGAGAAACCACCCAGTGGCAGTCACAAGTACGACTGGATGAACCTGGATAGCAAGGTGTACGTGATAGGGCAGGGAGCAGGCGCAACTCTCGTCTCGAGTCCCTCCAATGCAGGGACCGAATTTAATTTTGGTTTGATTGAAGATGCGTTCTTGGAGAAAGGCATCAGTGTGCAGGGCACCTTGGACTTGAGGGCCGCGGAAATTTTGAACGAGCATAAGGTCGTGACGGAGACTATTTCAGTGGATTGGATTGACAATCTCCCGACCGCGACCTATGTACCCTTCGACACGATCACAGTCACAGATGCCACAACGCAACTCTCAGGCGAATATCGAATCGCTTCAATGAAGCGGAGTCTCAGCGATGCGCGAATGGTGACCTTGGAGCTCACCAACCGGGCGGTAACACTTGCCGACGCGTTGCAGGTCGTTCGAAAAGACGTGAAGGATTTAGGGGTGATGTAACTTGGTGAAATTCGGAACATACCCTCTGCCGCATGTGCTGACCGTTCGCAAGCAACACGCCCGAACTTTCCAGGAGTTGCCGTTGCCGGGGCGGCCGTTCGCGTACCGAAAGGATCAGGGAGGAAAAGGGTTAACATTCTCGGTCGGCGGCTGGTTCGATGCAAGCGAACTCGTTGAGGACGAGATCTCAGCCCTCGCAGATGGCACCGCCAGGATCCTCGACTTCGAACCCGCCACTTTAGAGGCTGCGCTTGACAAGGTTCTCCGCTACCAGTCCACGCCGGCTTGGACAGATAACACATCTGAAGCGAAGAGCGCCGGCGGCACCCCGTTCACGCTCCTTGATGCTGCGACTGACTATCACTATTTCGCGCATCGAGAGAAATTCAACGAACTGCAATTCGATTTGCAAACGCTGGGGGATTATGGTATCCTAGCATGGGAGTACTCAGCGGGGGCAGGGGTATGGATTAGCCTCGACGATAGGTGGATGTTGCACCTTCCATTCAGCGAAGGTTCAGGTGCTACAACTGCGGACAAAAGCATCTACGGCAAGGTAGCCAACATCAGTGGGGCTAGCTGGGTGGCCGGTAGACTGTCGGGAACATACGCGTTAAGCTTCGATGGGGTGGATGATTATGCAAGCATCACGAACGCAATGTGCCATCAACCTCTCAGCGATGATTGGACCATTCTGTTTTGGACGAAACGAACAGGGGCAGGTGGCGGGGATTTTCCGCAGATTGTAGGGTCACGTCCTTGGACCGCAGCGCAGGATAAGGGCTGGGCGATTGCGTGGAATCCGGGCGGTGTTATCGGCGTCCACTTTGCAGATGGGTCGAGTGGCTTCGATTGCACTGACTGTTCCAGTTCAACAAATCAAGTTTTAGACGCTGTAGAACATTGGGCAATCGTGATCGATCGCGCAAATTCTAAGGTGAAATTCTACAAGAACGGAGCCTTTGAAGTCGAACGTACACCGTCCTTCCCAGCTGGTAGCATCAACCAGACCCAAGATGTTCTTCTCGGTCGTGATTTGGTGGCGGGTGCCCGAAAGTGGCAGGGCATCAATTATGGCACTTGGGTTGTCCGCAAGGCTCTAACCGCAACTGAAGTCGCAGCGTACTACAACGACTATGCAGGCATCATCTCCGAGGACGGCACGAAGGCATTCACCCAAGATGGAACCCTAATCTTCAACCCACCTTCAGATTGGAAACTGGACACGATGAACGCGATAGCAAACAAGTTCTGGCTGCGAGTCAAAGCAGGCTCAGTCACGACGGCGGCGAGTGTGAATCAGATTCTCATGAATAAGGTCTATAACTGCATCATGCTTGACCCGCAATTCACCGATTCGGCACAGGAGTACGATCGAACCGACTATTCTCTGACGTTTGCTCAGCAGGAGAACCCATAGATTGTCTTTCCCGCAGATGCATGATGGGGATTGGGTGTTGGTGGAGAACGTTGGAGGCATCGCGGTGAACAGCAAGGTGGGCGTGGAGGACCTCGCGGAGGAACATGATCCAGGAAGAAAGTTGTACTACTTTTTGGTTACTGGTTCTACGATTAGTTTGGTTCCTTCTAGGGATATGAAGAGTGGTTGTGAGATAGCGGACCGTCGCTCTATTTTTAGTTTGTCGAAGAATACAACAAACTCGGCGAGCTACTCTTAG